AGCAGTTGCGCGACAATGGCCAGGGAGAATTACCGGTGGACACCGTTACGAAGAATTGTCCGCAAATCGTGGCACTAAAACCAGGGGATGAAGTTTTCTTTCCGCCGGAGACTATCGACCTTCAATCGTCCAAGTATGTGTTTCGCAGATGCTGGCATTCGGAGTGGGAAATCAGGCAGATGGAATCTGTTTACGGTTATAGTTCCGAGTGGGTGAGGGACGTTTTGAACTCAAAAGACGGCAACCAGACAGCCTATGTGGATCCTGTCAGTGAGACATTTGGCGTGGATGTTCACGCCGGTGCAACTGACGGATTGTATGAAGTTGTTTATGGTTACCGGAAAGAGATCGATGAGGATGGGGTCTTAAACGTTCACTGTACAATTTTCAATCCGAAGATTTCAACACGTCCCGGCAAGGAACAGATACTGGACCACATGGCAGGTGACTATCCGTTTGTTATTTATCGCAGGGAGAATGTTATCCGCAAGCTGACAGACAGCCGCGGTGTGCCTGACATTGTCCATACATGGCAGAACGAGATCAAAGGCCAGCGTGATATGTTGTACGACCGCGCCAGTCTGATGGTGTTCCCGCCGCTGACGGTGCCGGCTCGCATGGGTCAGGTGTACCGCCTGCAACCTGGCAGCGAATTGCCAGAGATGCGGCCGGGTGAGGTGAAGTTTCTTGATCCGCCGAAAAGCAACCCAGGCGAGGCGCTTGAAGTAATCGGTTACATTGAAAAGCAATGCGACCAGTATTTCGGTCGCTTGAACGACAACACCAACCCGGTGATCGCACAGGCCAAGATGCAATCCATGGTGGATAATTACACAACGTCCTGGTCAGAGGCGTTCACAATGATGTTCAGGTTGATTCAGGAATATATTTCTGATGAGGAACTGAACCGGATTGCCGGGGTTGAGATTGGCCTCCCTGGGAGTCAAGCGGACATTATGGGTGCCTACGATTTCGCGGTGAAGTTCGATGTGCGAGAACTGGACCAGGACTATGTTGCCAGCAAGATGCAGGCAATCATTGGCCTGCTACCCGTTGACACTGCCGGCACGGTGGATCGCGCCAAGTTGATGGCGATTGCGGTGAGTATGATTGACCCGGTACTTGGCCAGTCGATCCTTACAGACCAACGTGGTGCGTCACAGAAGACGTTTGACGACGTCAACAAGGAGATCGCACTGATGGCCCTGGGTAATGAGGCTAATTACACTGAGAACGACCCGACCGCGGCGATGAAGATGCAATTCATGCAGCAGATCATTCAAGGCAACCCGAAATATCAGGAGGCGCTGCAAGGCGACGAACGGTTCCAAGCGTTGCTGGAAAACTACGGCAAGAACCTTCAGCAGTCGGTGTCACAGGAACAGAACAAGATGATCGGCAGGACTGGAGTCCAACCGGTAGGGAGTTAAATGAAATACGATATTATTCCATATGTCATCGATGACGATGATGCGGTTTGGTTTTGGTAAAATGGAACGTCCATTCACAGAGGAAGAACTGAAACAGATCCTGCAGGGACTGGATGACACCAGCACTGCATGGCAGGCTATTCGCCAATTGCTGAGCGAAGCCATCGATAACAGCACCGAATGCGCGTTGGCGGATGGGATCCTGCCGGACGACCGTCAATGGCGATCCGGTTACGCGCAAGCCATGCGCGATGTTCTTGCAACGTTAAACAACTACAGAAAACCGCCTTCGCTAAAAGCGTAATTATTCCACTCCGTTCCGGATGTGGACAACCGTTCCACTCCTGATTGAGAGATTTCTAAACCGTGCGTCAATTGACATACGGTTTTTTTGTGAACCGGAATAATCCTAACTTGCAGGAATAGCATGGCAGAAGACGTAGCAGAGGCAACGGATAGCCTCCCTAAAGAAGCCGGACTAGTGGGACTAGATGGTCCCTTGGATCAACTGGACTTGACCAATATGTTGGCCGAGTCGTTTGAACCACAGGAACAGGATAGTTCCGAGGAGACATCGCCGGGTGGCGATGCGGTGGAGGAAGCTGAGCCGGTTGAGGAATCGACCGAGGAAGCAGGGGACACTGAACACGTTCTTTCACAGGAAGAATCGGAAACGGAATCCGATGCGGAAGCTGAACCTGGCGAACAGCCGGAATGGTTTCAGCGTCGGATTGATCGCTTTACCAAAAAACTTCGCCTAGCTGAAGAGGAGCGGGATGAGTTGGAGGGGCGGGTCCAGGATTTGAGTTCCAAGCTGGAACAAAACAGCCAGCAGTTAACAAATTCGCCAGTGCAAAATCCACTGGGAACTTTGAAAACAGATAAGGAACTTCAGGACACTGTCGGGTTGTCTGAAAGACGATTGCAGTTTGCCGAGGATATGGAAGACCTACTGCTGGAAGATGCAGAACAGGTTGAAAATGTTTTACGCAAACAGGGAGTTGAATTGAAGGATAGCGACGGCGAAGAGGACTTTAGCCTTGAGAAGATGACCCGGTTTGTCCGGGAAATCAGAAGGGATTCAGAGAGAAAACTTAACAAGTGGATCCCCCAGCGAAGTGCCGAGATTAAGCAGTCGGTGGAGTTTAACGCGCAGGCTGAGAAATTGTATCCGTGGCTGAACAAGGCCGACTCGCAAGAGATGAAATTGTTTAACCAGGTACTTTCGGCCAGTCCGCAAGCGGCCATGGCGCCCAACTATAAGTTGGAGTTGGCAAGGTACGTTCGCGGGTATATGGCGGAATTGGGTGAACAGGGTAAAAAGATAACTCCTAAAAGGGTTGTTGCTGAACCTGGAAGACCAACATCCGCGCCGGCGCCGAAGGAGGGTAAAGCGGCCAGATACGATGAATCCAAAAAGAGAGTGTTTTCAAATCGGGACCAGCGAGGTTTAACAGACTTCGTGGGAACATTGATTAATTAGGGAGGAATAACAAATGGCTGGTTTATACATCGGCAATATTCAGTCCAGTGCTACGGACTTCGGTAAGGGGTCGCAGCGGGACTTATTGGACAGCATCACGATGGTGGATGCTAAAGAGACACCGTTCATGGCGATGGTTCCGAAAGGGTCGGCACCAATCAACGCACTCTTTGAGTGGCCAGTTGACGTGGCGGAAACACCGGGTGACAACGCCGTTTACGACGGCACGGACTTGGCTGATGGCGACTACGTCGCAGGTGCGCCGACGAACTCATACGACGTCATGGCGAACCGCGTGCAGTGGTTCAGGCGTCAGGCCAAGATTGGTAAGTTGGCGCAGAACGTGCAGAACCAAGCGGGGATCAAGAATCACTACGCCTATTCGGTAACGAAGAAGCTGCTTCAATTGAAGCGTGATGCTGAAGTTCGTTTATGTTCGGCCAACGTCAGGCAGAACACAGGTGACACGCTGTACTATTCAGCGAAGGTGGCTGTTGATTCTGGCAGCGGCAGTACGACTGCGAACAAGACACGCGGTCTTGGCGAGTTCGTAAATCCGGGTGCAAGTGAGTCGACGCATATCCCGTCAGGCTACCTGACGCCGGCGGCGAGTTACGTTGGTGGCTATCACAATGGCACGGCCTGGGCCGGCACGGATACGACGGAGGCTGGTGCGCTAACGGAGTCACAGGTTGAGTCAGTGTTGCAGTCGATCTACGAACAGACCGGCAAGACGCAGACGTTGACATTGCTATCTGGAACTAACGTCAAGAAGAGGTTCAAGGACTTCACGCAGACGCAGTTTGGTTCTGACGGCACGACGAACATCGCAGCGGCTTCTGCGATTCGCAGTTACAATGCGGACCTGAAGGACAAGCGGATCATCAGCACGGTGGACGTGTACGAAGGCGACTTCGGGACGTTGGAGTTGGTTCCCACTTTGTGGAACTACTACAACTTCACTGGAGGATCAGGAGACATCGACACCAATGCCGCGACTCGCGCAAAGGGTACTGCCTACGTCATCGACTGGGACTTGCTTGAACTTCGGTTCAATCAACTGCCGCAGGTGACCGAGTTGCCGGACCTTGGTGGTGGACGTCGCTTCGCTGTCGACATGATCGCAGGACTTTGCGTGAAGAACCCGTTGGGTCTTGGCGCCTTCTTCTGCAAATAAGCGATGTCGCAGCAACTGCCGTTTAATCTGGATTCAATTCCAGAGTCACACCAGCGCGCACTCCTTCGGGAGTTGCGTACTGGTGAGATGATGGATCGCGTGAAAGCAGAGGCGCGGCAGAAGGTCATTGCGAAAGAGAATCAGCGGGAACACAGGGCGATTCCAGGAGTGGGTCGCCTTGTGGCCCGTTTTGATGCGGATGGCTACATGAAGAATTACGCGAAGAACAGGCAATGTGCGCGTGATCCTGAGTACATCAAGTGGGCCGTCAAGAGGCACCCAGAGTGCCGGGTCAACAGTGTCGGAACCAAGACGCAGGTTGGCTACGGGACAAAAGAGGAACAACCCGGTCGCCGGGTTAAGTTTCACAAGACCTATAGCTGATGCGAGCGGTCAAGTTCGAGAATGTGTTGAGAGGTGCTGCCGAATCAACCGGCCGCATCTACGACACCTTGTCCAACGATGAGTTCGCGCTGCTGCGAGGATTCATCTCACGGCGCTTACGAGAAGCCTGGGAGTCAGAGTACTGGCCGGAGTTAATGCTGGTCGAGAGTCGCCGGTATGGCACCGGGACATGGTCAGCGACCGGTGGTGACGCAAGCGATGGTGTCTACGCTTCAAGTGACATTGTTTATCACGGCACCAGCTACCACCAAGCCAACACTGCGACAACGTCAGGCGATGTGCCGGGTGTTTCGGCGGACTGGGACTTGGTAACCGAATTTCACCACTTCATTGAGTACGAACAACCCGGCCAGACGAAGCTGGGCCAGTTGTACAGGATTTTAAGCAAGGATTCGCGGATCAACAACAACTGGATCGAGTACGATTTCACGATGTCGGCCAACGGGGTGACGCTGATCAACGGTCCAGATTTACCGTACATTGAATTTAGGAAACGTGCGCCGGAACTGACCGGCAACGATTGGAGTGGTTCAGCGACCTACGCGGTTGGTGACCAAGTTTATTACATTGGCGATTTTTGGAATGCGTTGACGGTTCGGGATGACTCAACGGCAGCACCCACTGCGTCGGATACAACCAATTGGGAGAAGCAAAGCATCCCCTACATTTTTAAGCCGTACCTAGAGAAGGCGGCAGCCAGCGACATGTTGTTGCTGGACGAAAAGCCAGACCTGGCGATGGCACAACAGACGATGGCCAGGGAAGCCTTGGATATTGAAGCGATCAAGTTGTATCGCCAGCAAGGTCAATCAAGCAGAATTAGAGTGAGGACATACTAATGGGACAAATAGTTAGGCAAGTACCGGTATCCACCAGTTCATCAGGTGGATTGAAAACAGCAGAGGCAGCATTAGCGACGAACAACAATCGCAAGTCGTTCACGTTGCAGAACGCGAAGGCCGAAGTGTTGTACGTCAAGTTCGGGTCGGCAGCGTCGACGAGTGATTACCACTTGATCTTGTCCGCCTGCGGATCAGCCGCGGACGGCACAGGAGGAACATTGACCGACGACCACTGCACGCAGGCGATTTATGTGAAGCCG